CTTATAGACAATGATGGCTCCAAATGGCACTCCACAAGGCAACCACCAGAACCAGCGGCCACCCCTGCCAATGTCATAGGAGCGACTAAATCTCTGCGCCCAGTGCCATGACTAGCATCTACAATTACTGGAATATCACTGAGGGCTTTAACTGCTGGGATTAGGCTCAACGATAGATCCCACCGAACATGATTAAGGAATGTAGATGAACCTCTTTCAATTAGATACAACTCCTCGACGCCATTTTTTAGAAGGTACTCTGCGGCACCGAGCCACTCATCTAAGGTCGCCCCTGTATTCCTTTTTAAAAATACTGGCTTTTTATATTTTCCTAGCTTACTTAGCAAGGTATAGTTTTGCATCGAACGAGCGCCCACCTGAAAGCAATCACAGTACGGCTCAATAAGTTTAAATGATTCGTCGGAATAGTCCAAAACCTCAATGATGTTTTTCAACCCATTGGTTTGCGCTGCCTCGTAAAATGATTGAATCAAAGGTTCTGGAACCCATCCGAACTTGCTGCCTGGATAAGTCCCTGCTCTGAATACCCCACCCCTTAAATGAGTGGCACCTGCTCGCTTTACATAGCTGGCAATTTGAAGGACTTGCTCCCGAGATTCCACCGAACATGATCCTGAGATGAAAACAAATGAATTATCCTTGGGTTTATAATTACGGACTAGGTCGTACCGAGGATTTAAACCCCAAACTCGTCTATCGGCAAAGCTCATAATCCCACCAATAAATCTATGAATTTTTTATGATTATTTTTATTAACCTCAAAGGTGAATGAATTGCTTTCTGACTGGACATAAACCTCAATCTTCTCGATTGTATTTATATCAGCTTTAAATTGCTCGACCTCGATCTCTTTTTGAATATCAATCAAAGCTTGTTCTAAATCTTTTTGTTTTTGCTGTAATTTTTCTAACATATTTCTCCTAGAAACTGCTCTTATTAAAGAACAATTCCATTTCTCTGTCACGGTTTCTTTTTGCCACTAGCGCACTTACTGGATGCTTGCTTTTGATTCCATGAATAGTCGGAGCATCGTGCGGTAAGGGGTGAATCTTTCGAACTATTAATCTTGCGGTGTTTTCCAAAGACTTCATTAGTCGTGCGTAAAAAACATTCATCTTTTCGTCATTTAATTTTTGATTAGCAAGGTCGGTCATGCCTGCCTGTAGGCCATAACGGATTCTTGCGAGTTCATTGATTGATTGATTGTGAACGCACTTGTCCAATTGCTCGTTCCATCCGTTAGCCGAGCCCAATGTCCAGAGCTTCATAATATCGATCGATGGGTATTTTCTAGTGACTCGGCTCAATGTCCACCCCTAATTCTTTGAAATCGACTTCATCGTCTTCGTCATAAAAATCATCTCTAGCCCACTTAGTTAGGAGCTTTTCTTTGATTTCTTCCCTATTGGCAAGATTGGTTTTAGACATCGACTTACCATGCTGATAGTAAAAAAACATAGCCTTTTGAAGGTATCCAATATCGAGTTGAGATTTAGCACGAAGAAAAATATCGAGAGAGTCATGGTTTGAAAGTCCATCAGTGAACTTAATGTGATTAATTGCGTCTTTATCGAAGATAGCACCGCCAACATGATGTTTTTCCTTTCCGTTCTGAATTGTATTTAATGACCCAAAGTAATTGTTGGGGTAAATTGCATCTTTCTCTGACTCAGATATAGCCTTGAGCATTTGATCTAACGCAGTAGTCGACACAAAATAATCATCTGCGTCGAGTCGGAGAATGTATTTTCCACGAGCTTTTTTCAACGCAATATTGCTAGATGACGATAATCCTAAATTTTCACCATTCCTAGACCATGAAACATTCGGGTATTTTAAAGCAAATTTAGCCATCAATTCGAGGGTTTTGTCCTTGGAGTGATCGTCGATTAAAATGTATTCATATCGAGAAAAATGCTTCTGGCGAGCAACTGAATCCATGCAGCGTTCTATCCACTCCTCTGCATTGTGCGCACAAGTGTAAACTGTCATCACTGGCATTTTGTTTATTTCTTTAATTTCTGGGTTATCGGCCAAATATTTCATGGCCGACAAAAGTGACAAATTATCGCCAAGCTGCGATAAAAGTACCTCAAATAATTTTAAGTCTTGTTCATAATCTATGAGAAAACGGAACCCACCACGCTGATGTCGTGGATTAAAATTGTAAATATTCTCTTTGGGAGTCACCGATCTAACAGAATAGCCTATATATTCTACATTCTTGAACTTCTTGGCGGCACGTTGAAGCGCATCTATTCCAATGATTTCAAACCCAGTTCCAGGTGTGAATTTAGATCCATACAAGTATTCTAATTTCATATTTTGAAAGTCCAAAATAGCTGCGTCAACGTCTGCTGGATTAACTAAAATCTTATCATGAGAAACCCTAATCACTGTATCCACATCGTGCGCCATAGCTGCCTCATTCATTCGACGGAGTGGATCTCCATACAATTTAGACGGATGCAGAATCACATTCTCCAGGCCTTTTAAAACCGAATACGCCTCTTTCTGCTCCCGAGGAAAAGCAATAATAATGGGTATATTTACTTTCTGGAGTCGCTTAATAAGGTGCTCAATTAACGGAGTTCCGTTGATCTTTCTAAACGGCTTATTCGGAAGCCTCTCGCTATCGGTTCTGGTACAAATTATTATTGCAGTCATATGTGCTTCCATTGTTTATTTAGCTTTATCGCGCCTACTTGAGTTTGGCTTATCCCATATTTTTCAGCTATTTTTCTTTGAGAACCATTCTCTAGATACTTTATCTTATAAACATTCTCATTTGTTAGAATAGAAACAGGGTGATTTTCTCCGATATGTCTGGATCTCTTTAGTACTCTGTATGAGTGCTTTTGATTTTCAGATGCAGTACAAAGCTCTAAGTTTTCAATCCTATTATCTGCCTTAATCCCATTTTTATGATTAACCTGAATACCTTTATGTATCTCTCCAATAAATGTTAATGCAACTATACGATGAACTAGAAATATTTTTCTTTTTTTATCTCTAAATAGAGTTACTCCCAAATACCCTAGTTTATAGGTAAATGATTTTATTATTTTTAACTTATTCTTTCTAATGTTTCCATTATTAGAAACCTCATACTCATCGTACTCTGGTATTTCTTTCCAAACTTCTTTCATTCTATTTTCTCTTTTCCACAGCATCTACAAGTGTATTTTGTATACATTATTCCATATTCTGATTCTGAATAATCGTGACCTAAAACAACGCACTCAATATTATCGAAAAGTTTCCAGAACCAATCCATTAAACTCTCTTTACCATATCGTTCGGCCTAACTGATTCACGACCCTCTTTGCTAGCTGATAGTTTTTCAATATATCTATTTAAATACCAGACTGCCTTTTGGAGATCTTCTATTTCTTTTGAAGGATCTTTCTTGCCTGCTCTTGCTATATATTTAACTGCGTTGCCGAGATGATAGTGAAGTCTCCAGTCTTCTATTGCTTCAATGACTTCGATCTTTCCTGAATTGTAATGCAAAGGATGACTCACGCTGCTCATTTTACTAACCCTCTTTTTCTTAGACGCTTGATGGTCACATTTATAAAAGTATTACAAAAACTAAGTGGCGGTTCTGCCATAACTCGACGCAAAGCAAACACCCCATTGAACGGAGTGGCCTCGGATTTAATCACCCCATAAGCTTTGTCAAAAAACTCATCGGTAAATACTGCTCGAATGACGTTAGTCGCCTCCACTTAACTCTCCTTGTTTGGGATATACCCTTTATATGATTCGTGACTTGAGCAGGTCTTGCATGGATCTAATTTAAACGCTTCTCCGTTCAATAATTCCTTGCGTAATGTTTTCGCATTTAATGAATTGTAAATATGGTATAGCGAGTCTTTGTTCGTATCCCCTATTATGAGGTCTCCCTTGAAAGCTGGACAACATGGTGCCACTTTGCCATCATGGTGAACGATTAACCGAGCATGAGCCTGGATGCATGATTGACGCTCTCGGTTATCTCGACTTAAGTTCTCTAAATCAGACACGTCTTTATCGACCCGACCGCCGACCATATCTCTGACTGATAGGATAGCCTCTGGCCATAGTTTTTTAACTTCTCCCTCAATATCCTCGTCCTTATTTAACTGAGTTCGCACCGCCTGGATGACCAATTGAGTGTCGGATTTGATTCTCCATCGAGAATGATAGAAGGTTGATACGTTTGTTAGAACATTGTAATAACTCGCACCAGTTCTTTGTTTTTCAAAGACCTCTTTATTGAATGAATCAAAGGAAACTTTAACCTTTGTTTGATTGGCTAATCCCTCAAAAATCTCATCTCGATTGTTCCTAAAATAGAAGTTCGAGTTCGTGATTCTATCGATATAAGTTCGGCCTTTGGCGTATTTCTTCCCAAGCCATGTAATATCCTTGAACCTTGGATGCATGGTGGATTCTCCCCGACCATTGTATTTAATGGAATGAACCCCGATTTCGGAGCCCTGCTCTATTAGGCTTTTAGCCAATTCGAAGGACATTAGACCCTTTTTGAAGGGGAGCGTTTTTGTATCAGAGTGATAACAGTAGGCACACCGCAGCGTACAAGCAGAACTTAATTCCAAGCTTAAATCTACTGGGCGATCAAGATCCAACTTAGGTGCATTGTTATACTTAAATCTGTATAGTCCGTAATTAAATTTATTTCTTATATTATTCAGCATACTTTAAAGAATACCCTTTTTTAGATTGTTTAATCTTACCTTTGCAATACTTTGGAATGTGGGTGCTTAAAATACCAGTCTGCCGTGAAGCTTCTAATCCACTATCGACAGTTTTTAAGAATGTGCCAAATAGATAGATATCGACTTTTATTCTTGGTTTTGTAGAACCGCACCGATTAATCCTCTCCATAGAATTCTCGGCTAAAGACTGGAATTCGATGTTATCAAAGCTATAGTTTTTTGAGTGATCTATCCTGCCAACTGAACTAATTTGACCATTAAATTCAATGTAATTCTTCAAATACCATGCTATAAATTCGGCTTTTTTGTATTCTACTTTGATTCCTTTTGCTCCGTAATCTTTGAACCTCGGGTTAGTTGGCGTATAGCATCGTCGGCGTTGGTTATTAAAGCAATTGGTGGCTTTTAAAATTAAGTTCATACCCTATGCTTTAGGTAAAAAAAGATTCTGTCAACCAAGATTCTTATGATATTGTATAGTTAGGAGATTAAACATGAAAAAACTGATAGTTTTATTAGCTCTTTTATCTGGATGCGCTAAGGATCTGCCAGGGACGCCAACGCATGAATACGACCAATATCTGGTCGATTTCAACCAAGATCTAGCTCGACTGGGATACGCTCCGATTGATTTTTCAATGACTGTGATTAGAGAGACCGATGATTTATCGTTCGACGGAAGATGTTATGGAGCATCAATAAAAACTGGAGGCTTAGCTAATATAGCGGTAGGTAGGAGAACAAAATCATACAATGAAAAACAAAGAATGTTGGTTATTTACCATGAAATAGGTCACTGTTTTTTTGGATTGCAGCACGTTTCTGAACCTAGAAGATTGATGAACCCTAATGCTATTCAAAATTACACATATGCAGAATTAGGAACCGAATCATTCAGGCTTCAATTAGTCCGAGATATGATAGAAAATTAAAGTTCTCTACAGATCCATGCTCCATCCAACTGTGCAATAGTGATTCCTGTTTTAGTAGTTATATGCCCTTGAATGTGATATTTATAAGTCCCTGCTGCTACTGTGGTATCTATAAATCTAAAACCGCCAGGTGGGTGAGTAAACGACGGCTCTGAGAGAGGCCAGTAAACAGAAATTACAGCTATAGAAGATCCATCTCTAAATAAAGTACAAAAAGCAAAATTGGAAGCGGTTGCTCCTGCGCCAGTTTGCACAGTGCCTAACCCACCACTTCCAAACAAAGCGTATTCTACTGGCCTCCCAGTCGTTGAGATGGTTAGTGTGCTTCCTGCTATAGGAGTCGATGTAGTGGTATAAATGCTGGCATTTATTTTAGCCGTAGCTGCTATACCCGAAATAGCTGCCGTTGATGAATAACCAGAAGGCAGATAAAGCCCCTTAGTATAAACTCTCCTCCAGTTATACTCTGATGAGCCTAGGTCATAAGTATTATTTATCGAGGTCGCAGTATTAGGATCTAACGGGAGAATGTGCCCTCTAAATACGCTGAAATTAGTATTCATTTGAGAAGCCCTGGCTTTAGTCCCAGCGGTAAAACTATAAAATGATGTTATCGTCGCCGTACTAGGCATTTTTCACCCCACAAATAAAATTAAAAAACCCATAAAAAACAAACAACAAATAATCCAATAAGCCTCGTCGCTTAATGCACCCATATAATCCCAGCCTCGGCTTTTTTCCAGTCAGTATTTACTTTCCCGATGACATATAGATCATTAAAAACAGCTTTACCTAAAACTAAATTGTAGATGATTTTAGTCTTATCAAAATCGTAACCTAGCGTAACTCCAAGCAAAAAATCTTTTTTTGTCAACTCTGGCTTAATATCTACAACATTCGATGACTTTCTTGTAGATAGAAACTCGTCGATTTCCTCGCTTGCGACCTTTCCATCAGGGGTAAAAGTCCTCTTAATCTTTCTAAGCTCCTTTTTCTCCGCCACTTTTTCTTTGGCGGATATTTTTACAGGAGCGGGTGGTTTTGGCCTAAGCCATATGATAAGACCTCCGCAAAGCAAACATAGAGATAGCAATCCAACTATGATTTTATTCACTTGGTTTATCATCGTTGTCCTGGTTCACCGAAACATTTAACTTATCTCCGCCTATGTGAAAATTCTTCGGATTAATTTTCCACATTAGAAGTGCAAACATAAATAGCACAGAAGTGGTCAAAATAGATAATCCATACTCTTTGTTTTCAATAGCTTTATAAATCCCAAAAATAAGCAAAACGAACAGAACTGATACAAAAATTCCTTTTAAATATTTCACAATTTTTTAGTCCTCTCGTCTATTCTCTCCAGTAATTGAATAGCTTTGTCGATCTTTTCCTCGTACTTATCGACCCTTTTGTCCACTTCTATAATGGCTTGAGCATTGGCCTTAATATCGGACGTAAAATTAGCATACCCGAAAGTGACGCTTCCGAATATTAACAATACATGAATGATGTTTTCTTTTAGCCATGTCATTCAGTATACTCTCCAACTTTTTGAACTATAACGTAGTTGTAAGCTCCAGAAGAAACCAAAGTTATCGCTGCACCCGAGTTTTGAGTAATTCTTATATCAATGTAATCTCCAGCGACTAGCCTCAAATAGCACATACCTTGACACATATTGTTGATATTGCTGGCAGATCCGAAAGACATTTGATAGTCCAATCCCTTAGCCTGGGCTCCGTTTTTGTAACAATCAATAGATAATGACTCAGCATCCACCCAACCAGTAGAGGCATTTAATACTACATTGGCATATATTTTGTAAATACCATCACACCCTGCAGGGACTGTAAATTTCCAAGAAGCGCCAGTAGTTACGCACGCTCTTGAGTCGAACTCAATATTAGCAAAATCTACTATAGTTGTAGAAGCTGTATTTATAGATGTCCCTGCTGAATGATTATAAGCCGCTATTATTTTCTCATTTTGGAGTATTTTGCCTACTCCTCCGACTCTTGTATTTGTGGGAACAGCAGCCCATGTTCCTGCTGTAGTTTGGGTAGAAACCAATTGTCCAATTAATCTACACGCAACGTTTGATCTTGCGGCTGTGGAGTATAAAGTTGCCGCACTATCCGCTGCTCCTGCTCCGCCCTCGGCGGTGGTGGAAACTAAATTGTTTTCATTATGGTATCTACTAGACCAGGCTAGTTCGATTGTTCCAGCGTTATTAATTGCGTAAACAAAAATCTTTCCTTCTACTGCGTTTGAGTGGCCAGCGGTTGATCCAGATGAGATTACAGTTGAAAGAGCAGAAGTGACAGAAACTAAAGATACAGTCCCTGTCGTTAATGTAGCACTTCTAAATCCTATTTGAACCGCATCGGTATAAGATGCATCATTCCCTGCAGCGTTTTTTAATGCAATAGTTAAAGCACTTGAACCTACAGAGCAAGACAGCCCTATGTTTTTTAATAAGTCTGCACTAAGAAACTCAGAGAAGTTTCCGTTTATTTCGGCACTTTTAATTCTCTGCCCAGCGGCAAAAGTAGTAGGCATTAAATCTCCCTAGCTATAAATACGTTTTGCATATTATCTATGTCAGTTTCGATTGATAAAAACTTAAATTCATCACCCTGGATTTTGATCGAATCGCCTCGAGAAGAGTCAAAAACCAGATCAGTGCTTGTTGAAGTGTCATCTGCCGCCCAGTCGCTTTGATCCCACAATGAGTTAGCACTGACCTCTGATGGGTCATATGTAATGCTTATTCTATCAAGTAAATCAAGATGTGGCACCAAACTTGTTGTGAATGTAATCTCATTCTTAAGAGCTGAGTATTCATTGAATATATTGTCACCGATAGCCTGCGCGGTGGCGGTGTTAGGTATGAAATAGTTTTCTATGTCCAATTTACGAAGACCTAGAGTCCAAGGGGTATTTGACCCACTTACTGAGAATGTGGCTGTCTTGGAATAATACGATGTGGACGTATCCGAATTTACAAATTTGACATTTACCTGAGAGTAATATTTGGTGATTTTTCGACCATAGGATTGAATAGATTTTATGGTATTTCCATAGGTAGTATTAAACGAACCAGCTCCGTGAAACTGAAAAGCTACGTCTGTCGTCGGAGTCCTCGGAACGAAGTTAAAGTTCCCATCTTTAGAAGCATACGGAACATAATCCTCTGCTTCGGCCAGCTTGGTAATAATATCCCATACTGTTTTATCTATCACTCCAGTCGCAGTCGGAGCGTTTAGATTTGAATAAATATTTGTGGTCGAGGTTATATTCCAATTTGAAGTGGTGTCACCGAAGAACGGACGGAAAACGAACGATCCTGATCCATCGGTTTGATCTCTTAAAAGAGCAATAAAATTACTCGCGGTGAATCCTGTCGAAGTCCATCCAGTCAAAATATTAGCAGGATAGTCTTGAAATACCGAAGTTAAAGGTTTTACATTTAAAACAACTTCATTCTTATCAGAGAGAACAATGTCGCCAGATATAATTCCAGTGAATTGGACTGCGTTAGACCCATTGTCAAAAATAGCATCCTCGTCGTCCCATATATCCTCGTCGTATAGAGATGCATTTGGGTATTCTGTAGTGACCCAATTTCCTGATGAGGCGAGAGAAGTTTTTAAGAATCCAGCCTCGATCTGAACCAATGTCCTTTGTTGATTGAGATAGCCGTACCAAAGGGAAGCCTCGTTGTCTTCGGGATTGTAGAAACCCTCATCGTTCGCGACGACAAGCTTAGCGTTGGAAAACGAGAACGTATATAGACGAGCTGGGTCGACTTCTTGTTTGATTTTTCCATATGATTTAACATCAGAAGAAATATCTAACCATGTCGACTCGAATAGTCCAGTCACGGCGTCTCTTCGTTTGATCTTGGCTCTCTTAAAAGTATTTGCCTTAGGCTTTTTAATCTGCCTTAAAAGTTCTGGTGTTGAACTCATAGTGGCGTTTCCTTGAGATTAATCTTCCCACTGAACCCAGATCCAATTGCATCGTCAGTAAATTCATAGAATCTAAAATCACCAGGCCAAACAGACTCAAAAAAGACTGGATTTTTCCAAGATGTAGATGTTCCGAAAGCCGAGAATTGAAAAGGAGCTTCTAAGTCGTATATAGTTCTCAAGGAGCTAACCATAGTTTCTGGAACATAGTCTAAATCTATGTTTAAATTGAATTTTTTGCGAACATTGTGAACCCTTGATCCACCATCGGATAACAAGTGCACAATTTGCTTAGGGCTCAAATTAGGTTTATATCCTCCTGAATTAGGGATCTGTCCCATAGTGTATAGAAGATCGGAAACAAATAAAACTCCCAAGAACTTCTCTTGGTCGGCCGTAATTGTTTTTTTAAGATCAATTGTGATCGAAGAAACCGCAGTCGTCGGAAATCTTAGGTAGACGTTTGAGTCTGCATTTCCTGTAAATTGACTTGTCGTGGTGGCTTGTGAAGACAGAGCAAAAGTATTTGCGGTCACCCCATTGTAAAAAATATTAAAATTTTTCACATTTGTATCGATTAAAGCTATGCGAGAGACATTTGTGGTCGCATCGAAAGTCACTGTAATAGATCCAGTGGTTAAGTCATTATTCAAACCATCTGTATAATACTGATAGAATTTATCTCTGTTGAATATGTTAGCAACGACAGTGGTATTATTAGTCACCGACAATTGAGTGGTCGTATTAATAAGATTTGCTTTAAGAAATTCCATTAAGTAAGCCCCTCGAACGCTACAGATCCGCCATTAAGTCTTAATTTTAGAAGTTCTTTGTCTACAGCGCCAGCGAATTCTTGAGCAGTTCTTTCGTCTCCCAATAGTCCACCATTTACAATGATCGTGATGTTATTTCCACCCTGACTTCCAGGGATTTGTCCGTTTTCCAATGGTATCACGGCCTCATCTCGACCGCCCTCACCGATAGTCGCTTGAATTCCGCCAGGTCTAGCTTTCACTATCCCACCCTCTGCCATAGGGATACCTGCGACTCTTGCCGCTTGTTCGGCTGCGGCAGCACCCACTAACCCAGCAGCAGCAAAGTTAAAAGGAGGTGGGAAAGCAGCCAGAGCTTTGGTGATTGCAATCGGGGTATCTATGGCAATTTGTCTTATTGCAAAAGCTTTTCCAGCAGCCGATAAGACAGAGTTTGAAGATCCTTGCAAAGAGATCATCTTAGAATAGAAATCTTCTCTATCCCTCTTTAAAATTTCGGACTTTTTAGTCTCGGCTACAATCTCCTGCTGATCTCCTATTTGCTTTAATAGAGCTTTTTTCTTATGGAAATCCGTCTCATTTTTGTATCTATTTTGAAGGAATTTAAGTTCGATTTCTTCGACTTTTAATCCATTTCCTTCTAACATGGCCTGATAGCTGTCGGCAAATAGCTGTTTTTGTTGCAGCTCAAACTCGCCATCTTTTAGGATTTTATCCTGTTGTTTTATTGAGTCCGCTGCGCGACGATTATCTTCTTCAATTTTAGCATTTTCCTTGGCCAATTTTTCATCAGCTAATTGCTTTGCTTTCAGTTCCTCTATAACTACCATTTGTTTGGTTAAATAATCTATCTCGGCTTCTACTGCGGCTTGATCTACGAATTGATTACCACGCTTGCCCAAGAGTTCTAAAATCTTAAGCTGCATCTCACCTAGTTCGTTGCTTAATTCATTGACACTTTTCTTTGCCAGATTTCCAGAATCAGCCCACTTAGCGAACCAATCGACTATAGGTATTAACGACTCGGCTAATTTAGCTACCTTTGGTGCCAATTGGCTACCGATAGCTTCGGCCAGTTCCCCAGTAGCGGTCTTTAACCCATCAATTCCACCAGTTCCTTTTCTTGCCGCCTCCGCCTGCCCAGCGAACTTTTGATTCAATGCATCGGTTACATTGGTCAGTTTATCGCTATCATTGGTGGAGGATTTGACTACTATTCCATATCTCTTTAAAACTTCTGATTCTCCACCGATAGCTTTTCCCACTAAAGAGGCTGCGCTGGCTAGATCCATTTTTTTAGCCTGGGCTAAATCCAATGTGGCTCTTAACAATCCCTCAGTGACTTCTTTGTTTCCTATGTGAGCTTGAAGTAATGCTTGGGCAGAGTTGATCTGATCGTCGGAGAATAGGGTTGTTTTTTGAAGCGCTCCTGCGAGTTCTAGGTATTTATTTTGAAGTTCGGCCGTAAAAGTACCAGCGTTAATCATGGACTGATTAAGCTCATTTACCGCTCGTTCTTGTTCACGATAAGCATCTATGGCTTTACCCAATGCCTCGGGTATAGACATAATCATATTTTTTAGATCATCAAAAGTAATGACCAAGCGGTCGAGAACTTCCTCACCTAACGACTTAATCTTTAAGAGTAGCGTTGCTTCGCCCTTAGCCACGTTTGTTCCCCGCTTTTTTCGATTCTAAAGAGATGCCATTATAAGCAACGAGAAGATTAAACTGATAATCCTCTATGTGATCTTTGGCCACATCACTAGGTTTTAGAGAGTATCTTCTGCAGATCATATCTAAAGCTCCCAGTCTTTCTTTATTTAGGAATTTTGTATTTTTTTTTTACCATAAGTGAATTGTATCACTTCGCTGTATAGTTGGTTAACTAGTTTTAAATTTACGAATAAATCGTCGACGAGATATCCGTCTTCTGCTTTATACGCTAGCTTAGGCTCGGCCACACCAGCAATTAACATCTCTTTCATATGTTCTCTAATTTTCTTGTTAGAGACTTCTTTTGGAGAATCTTGCTTAATATTGTAAGTATCAAACATTTGAAGCATGACTTTAGATCCATCAAGGAAAGCCATAGCGTCGATTTTTTTAATCTTAAATCTAATACCATTAATCCGCACAGTTTTTGTCTCACCCAAGACAGACCCTAATGATCTGCTCGGGAGGATATTACTCAGCCAATTAAGCATATGAGCTAGTTCCGTTGGTAACAGTCGCTCTAACTGCATACCCAGAAGCTGTTGGATCTCTTAAGACCGCAAAAGAAACCTGAGAAGTTAATGCGTCCCCTGCCGAGGTGATTTCTGGATCTCCTGCGTCAGTGATTCTTAAGTTAGCGAAATTCAACTTAACTCCTTCTCGAACTAAAGAACCTGTCAAAGTATCACCCAAGAACTCTAATTCTCCATAGAATCTAGTTCCTGCCAACATAGCATCGTAAGCAGTAGAAGTGTCGAATCTCATAGTGCACGATAGTTCGAACTGAGCCATTCCAGCAGGAAGGACTCCGATGACATCAGAACCTATTCGACGAGACGCTTTATCTGATACCAGATTATTAGAGACTTTAAAATCAATAGACTGAACGTGCCAGAATGAAGTGGTCGTTTGAGATGCAGTCGCTAGCTCTAAAGACAATCGTCCATTTACGAAAGAAAGAGGAGTTTGATTTGCGGTGGCCATTCCTGCCTGGGCGCTAACGTCATTAGTGGTTAAAGATGCGTCCTGGGCAATCAAAGAAGCGGTCGCGATTAAAGCCTCATCAATCTCTGCTTTTAAGGAGAATTGGTCGACTCTGATTCCTTTGTATTCAAAGATTTTACCAGTGGCGGTTTCGCCTTTTCGATGATTGATAGACAACGAGGAATAGGTTAAGTCGAAATTACGCACATCGATTTGGTGAGTCCATGCGGCAGAACCAACAGTATCACCAGTCGCTGTAGCCGATGTTATCGCTCCGCCACCGAAAGCATTTTGAAGTAAATAATTACAAGCAGGCTGTTTAGGAGAAAAAACGAATTCAATGTCCCCACCAACTGAGCGACCCAATTGAATGAAGTTAGAATTTGTTCGAGAAGTTTGCAACTCCTCTAGGATTTTAGTCTCTTTAGTCACCTTTAAAGAAGATGACAAGATGTTCAATCCAGCCGTAGCCGTGACATAAGTCCCGTATGTGACCTCGCGACCGACACCTAGATAGGTGCCATGACCCATGTTTGAACCTTGACCGACAGCCATATAATCTCCTTAAACTGAGGCTAAGAACGAGTGCCTATGCTCTCGATCAATGCCTTTAATTAATTTTAGTAATTCATTTTTTGCAGCTTCTAATTTTCTTACATTATCAAAAGCTTGTTTTAAAATTGATGAATCTTCTGGTTTAAAACTGTACTGCATTTGTTCTTCGAGATTTCCAGTCTTTAAGCTCAAGATGCTTTTTGTCGTACAATTCACAACGGGAAGGTTAAAAGTCCTGACATAGTCCTCAAACCATTGAGCAGAAAACGTAAGATTGCCCGATGAATAGGCAAAGTCTCCGTCTGAGGTTTGGAGGTATTGATGGCGCATATACTTGTCTTTTCCTCCGCCTTTTTCACAGAAAGCGTAGTATTTTCCACCGAATCTCCACGAATAATCGTACCCAATAAGTAATATTTTATCATAGTTAAAAAAATTCCTTTTACCATCATTGTCTGATTGTGCCAATATTACAAGCATAGCATTTGAAACATTCGTTCCTGCAGGTATAAAGTTCTTGCACCCCGATATTTCGGAGAATTCTTTTTCAGTTCCCAATATATCGCAATTGATAAAGAAATATTTATCTTTCCAATTCCCTTTTGCTGGCCATTCCGTAGATCCACAAACATTAGAAAGAAGTATTGTATCTTGAAGTTTGTTCTCCCAAGGCTTCATATAAGTCTCATATGATACGTTAGCATCACAAACCATCACATATTTAGGGGTAATTCCGTGATTAAATAAATGACCCATTGTTTTATCACAAGCTATGATGTCGACATTATCCTTATTTTTTTGGATTGTTTTGATATTTTCTTCTAAAGAATACCCATTAGCTACGCACAAAACGGCTTTCCCGACTCCAGAGTTTTCTAGATCCGCCAAGGATTTCATATTGTGAATAGAGTTAGTTTTAGCCTGTTTTCTCCATTGTGGAGCCCACTGCTTATATGCTGACTCTGATTGAGCTCTCATCATGTCTTTGTTCATAAAGTCCTTTTAATAGTAAGCTATAGCTGTAATTTTCATTATCCCAGCCCTGATATGGTTTCGTGCGTCGACGACTGAGGTATAGTATTGCACATCGTTAGGCTTTTGCCACTTGATTTTATTACCTAAATTATAGTCCGATCGTAAAATCAACTCAACATTCTCCATCAAGTAATTTATGTCAGTGTCCGCAGGATCCTTTGTAACTGATGTCTGGTTTTGATTAAAAACCGCACCGACTATTTCTATTGAAATCTCTGCTTTTCTTTTTGTGCTTAATTGATCCTTGGCTATATCGTCCTGAATTATATTCTTTGCAGTTATATAGCAGGTCACAAAAGGAAAGAATGAGGCCTGGGGTGGGATCATTTCGGGGTTTACAGTTAAGACTTTTTTAACTCTTTGAGTCAAGTTGTTGGATAGATCGACAGGTGTCGATAGTGCAACATTCTTTGAGTCCATCAAAGTCTTTATATTGTCTTTAATTCCATTTAGGTCGACTACATCAGCCATTTAATCCCTCTTCTAATATGAACCCAAGCATATTGTCGGCCATTTTCTCTATGGCATTGTCAGAAGCCCACATAAAATCCCTCTTAGGAAGCTTGCCTCCGCCCTCGTTATGTGCGAACGCATAAGGGAAACCGCTCTTAGTTTTGGCATCATTAAACCATGTAATGCCCTGAGATGTCATCTTAACATCGGTGGGTTTAAAATTGTTTCTTAATTTACCATTGAATTGGAGAATCTTATTACCTTGCCTACCCATTCTGGCCAATTGCAACTCGTACCAAAATGACCAATGCTGCCAAGCTCCATCCTCGCCTTGTTCTTTTTTAAAGTGATCCATGATGTCTGCATAGACAACGGACGACATCAGAGCGACGAATTTCTTCTCTCCATTTTTTACATATTTTAAATTATTACTTAGAGCCCTGAGTGTTTTCTTGAGCTCTTTGTCTTGGAACTCTATTTCGGACATTAGTTACGCTCCGACTCGATATCGTCCAATTTATCTGATGATTGTTTCCACAGAAGCTCGTCATCCTCATTTGTAGTTTGAGGGTAATTACGAGTTGATGATTTTAATTGATAAGATGCGTTAGCGAACTCAGCAACAGGGTCGCCGTTCACATCTAATAAGTCGGCTTTTCTTTCGAGAAGTAATTGAAGATTCGCCTGCGCTCCTTCTATTAACTCTTTTCCGTATGCGACAGAATCCTTACCACCGCCTCGAGAATTTCTATAGAAATAGTACCCCTCAGCCAGATCTTCGGTAAGTGATGTTAAAAGTGGAGGTAATGCGGTGAGCGACATGGCCAGATAATTGCCTATGTCGTACCTTTTAGAGAGATATTTGTCGACTTCGTTCTCTGCCCTAACGATCATTTTGTTCATTAAGGCAGTCGTGGCAGTATCAAATGAAGTACCCACCATGATAATCTCAAGACTAGTCGTGGTTGAATACTTTGCCAATGTCTACTCCTTAGCTAATTCATCTTTGATTTTTTCACAATGTTCTTGGAAATCTTCCTCAGAAACCCACAATCCAGCTTTTTGCCAAACTTTCACTTGAGAGAAATAAGACCCTTTGGCTTTCTTTTCCATCTTAGCCTTGGTTCCGACATAAGTCGAGTACGCCCCGTTTTGTTTAACTTTAATAGACAAAACTTTGCCATCTTTGATTGTGTAGAATTGTTTGGAAGGTTTTGCTACTTTCGCAGCGACTTTTTTAGCACGAGCTAGTTTCTTTTGGTGCTCGATTGCTGGAGATCCTGGAACTTCTGCAAATGAAGGATCTGAGTTGATAGTTTCAGTTGTCGGATTTGGTTCTAGTCCTGCCGCTTCTAATGCCGCAGCTTTCTTCGCTTCTCTTTGTTCTTTGGTAAGTCCTGCCATTGGCGTTGCCCCTTTTAGATAAAGAGCCCAGCGTAATTGCCAGGCTCATTTATTAAAATTATACGCCTTTGATCAGGTAACCTGTCAAGGAAGCAACCACTTTAGGAATGAATTTCATTTCAACTTCAATGGCTTCTGCGTTTCTTTCTTCATCCTGCCAAGCACGAACTCGTGGCGCAGAATTCTCGAAGTTATAAACACAAGAAGGTGCTCTCAATGAAGGGCTTGGAGCTTTCCAACCCAAGAAAGCGATATTACCGAAGAAGTTGGCAGAAACTGACGCCAGACCTTCCGCAGCAGTATCCTTCTGAGCCTTAGCTATGTAAAGCTCTTGAACTCCCAAGAGTGCCGCAACGACATTCTCAGAAATCTCCGCACTGGTGTATTTAATCCGATCAAGGATCGATACGTGATTCTTAACCGCGATATAAGTCGCGTGGGTTTGGAACCCGTGGTTAGGAGTCTTCCCAGAGTTTGCTATGATAGTAGCGGTGGCCGTATCATAAACAGGGATTGGATTTGAAGTTGTGGTGTTGTCGGTAAATGCCGCACCAGACGCCAAGGATACATTTAGAGACCAAGAAGTGGTGGTATATAAAGCGGCCACTTTATCTTCTCGCACACGCAGTAGCGCATCCGTTAAGTTCTCAACGCAATCGGCGCGAACCGATCCTTGATCGTTGTTTCTTTCCTCATCAACACCGACGTAGTCTTTAAGAGCGTACTGCTCAAGTGCGTATGAAGCCAAAGAGTAGTTGAATTGGAATTCTTTAGCGAGACCTTTAGGTGCTCGTTTAGCTTCCGCAATTCTCCAGTTTTTCTCATAGATACGATATTTGTCAGAATCCTTATCCACTGGCACGACAGGGCAAAGTTTATCTGCGATGTATTCCTCATTTTTATACTCTACGGATACGTTCGAGAGTAACTTATCTACGTGCAATTGACTTTTTTGTGGCATTTTAAGCTCCTTTTATATTATAAAATGTTACGGAATTGATTTAAACTTCGGTTGAATTAATACTTGGATCACAGTCGCAGTGGCCGCAGATGCTTCCAGGGCTTGACCGATAACATATGAACCAGCAGTCGAATCAACGTGCTTCTTACCAAAACCGCTTGAGTCGCCAGCAATTAAGTCGCCAGCCGCACAAGTGTCATTCATGTAGACTTTAGCAATACCAGATACCCGAACAGGCAAAGAGCCAGTCGTATCAAGCACTGTATCCAGGGTAATACCAACCATAGGGCTAGTTAATGCCGCAGGATAGATTGCGGTATGCGGAGCCGTGCTCAAGGCAACGATACGTTGAGCCAAGAGAGTTGTTAAAACCTTTAGGGTAATATCGTTTTGTACGGACATATTAGCACTCCTTCATAGCTTGTGAATAAGCTTTTTTGTATGACAATTTAGGGTTATCTTTTTGCAAAGATTTGATCTTTTCTTCAACTTGCTTTTCTTTATCAGCGGAGAAAGTTTTATCAGCAGCGGTTTTTTGATCCACGTTGATATCTTTATTTACAGATGAAAGTTTGCACAGTTCTTTAACAATATCCTCTTTAGTTTTGAGGTCTTTGTCCCCTACTTTTACAGAGAATTCCTTTTTATCAGATAAAAGCTCCAATATTAAAGGCTCCATAGCAGGACTTGCTAGTTTTTCAGTCACTAATGACTTAGCAAATGTTTTAACTTTTTCAGCTTTTAAAGCAATCTCATTCTCAAGAGCTACTTTTTCTGCATTAGCTTTAAATTCCTTCAAAGCGGTGTTCTCTTTTTCAGCAGCTTCTAACTTAGCTTTCGCCTCGTCTGCTTCTGTTTTTGTGGCCGTAAATTCTTTCTTTTGATTCTCAAGCTCGACCTCTAGCTTGATCTCGTTTTCTGTTTTTGCCATTATTTGTTCCTTTGTTTGAGTTTCCTCATTAAATATAAATTCAGATGCGTAAGCCTTTGGATCGGCCTCGGCCTCAAAATATAAACTGTGAATGTCATCGAGATTCATTACGGCTGGTGTATCAGCACCAAGTAAAGAGATGGCAGTGATCAGGTGAGAGAATCGCTTATCTTTTATCTTCACGTTAAAAAACATCTCACAAGATACTTTTTTATACGCGCCGATTTTAATCAGATCGTAGACTTTCTTTGGAATGTCCACTAAATCAGCAATTAACTTATCGCCTGTGACACTCATTTTATCAATCCAGCCCAACGCTGGCAACCCATCTTTTTGTAAATTTGAATTTTTTGCTATTTTTTGATTTTTATCGTGGCCGAGCTTTATATAGGGTTTGACGCCAGATTTAGTCTCATCGAATGACTTAACCATGTTTTCTAAGTCTTTTGTGGTGAACTTTTCATCGTTCCACTCACCTGCTGAGAATATCTGAACGTCCTTAATTGTGTATTTTTGCATAATTTCTCCTGGATTTAAACGAAGGCTTTAAGGAATGATGCTTCATCATAGCCTATTTCTTCATCTATGTCTTTTCGATTTTTTATCACTATATACTTATTTCCGATTTTCTTAAAGTTTCGATAGTCGGAAACAATCTCGCCAACACCAGAGCCATCACTAAAGCTTGCGGTAGCTGGAGCTAAACTAGAGGCCATGGCTGCTGAAATAGTCTCCGTAGCCGATATTTGAGAGGTCGCATTGGCTAGGGTTGCCGCAAGGATTGCCTCGACTGCCTCCGTTAATGCTATGCTGCTTGTAGCATCTTGAAGCGTCGTGGCCATAACTGCTGGTATATTTTCAGTCGCTACGAAGCTCGCGGTGCTATCTTGCAGGGAGGATGCAGACGACGCTTGGATCGTTTCAGTCGCGGCAAATGCAGAGGTGGCTGGCTCGAGAGTCGGAGCAATTGTGGCGGCTATTGTTTCCGTTGAAGCAATCGATGACGTGGCGTCACCTAAAGACGGAGATAAGGATCCACTGATTGTTTCAGTCGCCTGGATTGAGGCTGTCGCGGGCGCGAGGGTTGTGGCTATCGTCCCAGTTATCGTGCTGCCACCAGACGCTTCAAAAAAATCATCAGCAACTAGCTGAGTAGCGCCTCCGCTGCTTTTTTTAATCAGTGATGTGGTGGTTAATCTATCTGAGCGAAGCCTTCGCCAGATGTTAGCCATTTGCGACGTCTACGATGATCTCTGGAAGGGACGTTGCAGTTGAGTCAGGAATAACTACCAATCTCATAGCAGAGTCTTCGAATACTTGGGTGAGTCCAGTCGTGAGAGCATCTTGGATGATTCCGTCGTTAGCCACTCTAATACGAACTTCTGCAAGTCTCCGCATAATAAGAATGTTGAAAGTCCCCGCCGAAGCAACCGACCCAACAACACCCGTCACGCCCTGGATTCCCTTGTCGCCTGCTGCTAGAGGTATTTGGAACATTCGACCCACAATCATAGCGGCTGGCATGGCCACTGTTCCAGTGGTAGATGATGCGGCGTTTTCATCATTATAAGTCACGGCCACGTTCTGAACCAATGTCCCTGCGGTAACTTGCTCGTACCAAAGTTCGAGTCCGTTGTAGTCCGTTCCGCTTGGGATTCGTGAAGAAAAGGAGGTTGGAGTTTGACCAGTCGTATTCGCGTTGAAAGCGTAAGCCCCTGCTTTCCAAAGCATATCGAAAAGCAGGATTCGGCAAGATACTTGATTTGACGCTTCAATCCGAGAAACGTACCCAGTCGCACCGCCGCCGAAAGCATTAATCAAAGGACACCCTGCGGTCGCATCGGTCGGAACGACTCCAGTAGTCGTCGAAGTTCCAGCCAAGACTCCAAGGCCTGGATTACCAGCTAAGTCAAAAACTGAAAACGGACTATTGGCGACTGCGGTTCTAGTCGCAGACTTATAAAGCTGAATTCTCTGTTTTGCTGCGGCAATAAGCCCGTCGAGAGTTGTGATTGCCATTATGCATTTGCTTCCGTAATTGTCGCGCTCGTAATGCTTATGATAGAGCTGGCCACGAAAGAGACTGTGCCGACAGTGATATCACCGCCGCCACCAGTTGCAGTGACAGTTAAGTCCACGACATGAGTAGTCCCATCAGATTTTACAATTCGAGCCCACGTAGCCGTTCCAGTTGCATCTGCCGCCGCATCATTGGCAATGGCGTTCATGGTTAAAACTGCTGCTGCTGCTGCGTCAGCAAACGTAGCGTTCATAATACATTCTGCGAGAAGATTCGTGGCAGCACCACCCGTTGCAGGCTGGGTTCCGTCATAAAATCTCAGCTTTGCACTCGCTCCAGCGAAGGTAGTTATCGCATCAAGTCGTGCATTTCTTAGAGCAACTGCCATTTTCAAAGCCATTTATAACCCCTTATGAATAAGTCAAACTAGCATGATCATTCCAAATATTATCAAAATTTACATTACCATCTGCCCACGTGATCGCTATGTCATCACCAGTGGTAGTTATTTTTTTAATCTTCCAAGAAGCGGCAGAAGTCAGAGCACCAGGCTGCGCGTAACCAATATAGGTCACTGTGGCGTCGACAACATCTAGCTGAATATTAAGATTTGCCAGCGCGTCCTCCTGCGAGTTTGACCAATAGGAACCGTTCCATTGAAGATTATCACCTATTGTAAGATTTGTCAGCTTCACGTTTCCTATGTCCTGAATATTACGAACCTTGGCGGCACCGCCACCCATCATAGAATAAAATTTCCAATTGCCTGATTCTTTGTGGAAAACCTCACGGAAAGCATTGAAAGTCCACTCGCCATCCGAACCCAAATCATTTGATGGCATTTTTGCGGTATAGTATATCGGCGTTCCGTCTTTTCCGTTCTCGCCTTTTAATCCAATTTGACCACGCTGCCCTGGATCTCCTTTGTCGCCTTTTGGCCCAACGTCGCCTGGTATTCCCTGCGCCCCAGTTTGTCCAGCGTCGCCTTTAGATCCCTTTTCTCCATTAATCCCAGGTATGCCGCGCTCGCCGCTATCACCTTTGAATCCACGATCTCCCTGCGGGCCGATATCTCCCTTGTCTCCCTTTGGGCCTACGACATTGGCCACTTTAGCTTTTGGGACAACAGTGAAGATATCTTCTGACTCTTCCATTTGTTTCGTTAATGGATTAAACCGCATTTATAGCCCTTGTGATTTTTGACAAAACTTCTTTGTGGGTATTATCGGAGTATTTTATGGTTATCGTTTCAAATGGAATACCTTTTCTGGAGTAGGTGATTACATCGATGCAGTCGTCTAAGTGCTCGGTGGTGAAATCATCAGCCAGGGAGAACCGAGCGAAACTGTCGCCTTTATTCTCATCGATGAATTCCTCAATGTCTTTTTTACCGACCTTTTCACTTGGTTTGAATTCCTCGTATTTAGTAATGGCTATTAATAGAGATCTGCAATTGAAATGCATAGGGGGAACTGGTTGAGTCCCCGCGACAAATATCTTTCCGTCTAATCCTGCGCAGATATCAGATGTTCTGTCGTCTAAAATGGCAGAATATTGATAAGCAGCTACTACCCCAGATTCCTCAAAGTATGCCAGTCGTCCTCTATTGAGAACTTCGGTATGCTTAGTCCGAGCGAATCTTTCAAGGCTGACTTCTGATAGTCTTTTACCCTCATTGTCCAACGTATCGATAACATTAGACAACGGAAGCCCGTCTTTAATCGCAGCAACCAATTGTTGCCGCACCTTTTCTTTGATTCCATACTCATACTTGCCGATATAAGCGAAGGTTTCCTGATCCAATAAGTCCAAGAATTCCTGCGAAGTGGTCGGGGTTTTAAAATCAGATTTGTTCAATTCATGCGCAGCTTGGACTTGTCCGTCCTTATATATAGACATGAATGATTGTTTAAGTAACTTTTTTAGCTCTGAACGATACTTAAGGTTAATAGAATCGACTTTACTAATGTCTTGGTTAGTTAAAATATTCTTTTTTTTCAATTGCTCATATAAATCTGCATACATTTTCTTCACAACTGGAGCAGTTTCGGCCACAACGGACTTGTCATAGTCGTTTAATTTGGCAGCAATAGCCTTAAAGTCGCACTTTCTATGGTATTCTCCTGGAGGAAGATTGTAGATTTTAGCAAAGTCCTTCTGCATTTTTTCATCTATCTCCGCATCTTTTGCGTCGATTGGGTCTTTATTCGACGCATCTTTCTCAACTCTCTTGTTAGGTAATGGATTGCCATCTTTGTCGGTTTCGGGTCTAAGAGGAAGACCATCGTCGCCCAATTCGGCAGGTTCGACTGGTGCGATTAATTCAACATCACCCTCTGGGAACTTAACCAATTTTCTGAAATGATTTACTTCTTCTTCGGTGACTTTAGCCACTTTAGCTTTGACTAGATCCAGCCATACCTTTGCAAGCTCTACGGCTTCTGAGTCATTCAATGGGTTAAACTTAAACTTTGGAATAGGCACGTTGCCGTAATTATAGACAACTAATGGCTTAATAATGTGGCGCTGAACCAATTTCTCTAATGTGGCTCGGCGTCTATTAATGTGCATGAAAAAGATATTCATTTGCTCTTTGCCTAGTGCGAGTGATCCACCTGCTGTTTCACTTCCAGACATTCCCAATAGATCAGGGATAAACATAGAGCGACCGATGAACATATTAAAAATATTTAATGCTTTGTGATATGCTTCGCCGTTTGATTTGGCCTCGAGGAAATCGACTTCTATGTCTCTTGGTATGGTAATTGCGGTCTTCGCTTGAAATCCTTTTAAGATCTCGAGTAATTCATCAGCAGTCCCTGGAGGAGAATTCACATCATAACGCCCCACTGGTATCGGTTTGGCATTAGCCTCGAGAAACATGGCATACCAACGAATGACTTGTCTCTTAGTGAACCACGCATTATAGGCAGCACGTAGATCCGATGTTCCGTATGGGTTTTGATATTTTGCATTGTTGATGTAGTGAATTAGAGATTTTGGATTGATAGAAAGATCACCAACGGCGGTTTTCTGTTCGAACTTAGTGATATTACCTTTGTCATCTTGATAGATTAACCAAGAATTCGGGTGCCGAGTGAATAGGTCTTTTAAAGCCAGCCATCCGTTGTCCATTATCTGAAATACTTTTTCAGTCAAACTAAAGCCTTTTTCATAGGCATCTAATATCTCACGCAACTTATCGGTGAATGTGGTATCTGACGAATCCTCAATAGACTCCTGTAATTCTTTGCACATATCATGCTGGTCGTCCTCGTCGGCCACTAATGACCAGCCAGAACCAAGGATTAAATCTTTCTTTAAATTGGAACAAATAGAGACTTGATCGTCGTACATCATGTCTTCATAGATCGAATAATTACCCTTTTTCTGGTAAATATCATCGGGATTGTAGGGCATTTTGAACGATTCAGGGACATATGATGAGCGTTTGTATGTTTGTTCAGCAACGCCTATATATAAATCTTCGATTGGGTTTTTAGAGCCGCCAGCAGCAAGCAGTGCCGTTTCGGTAGCTGGTTTTTCTTGGGGTTCAGCTACTTCTTTGACTGGTTTTTTTGCCATTTGCACCCTTTACATTTTGATTTTTGATTTTAAATCATCATAACGGACGAGATTTCCGCCCATCTCTATAGCTAATTGTAGCGCAATTGATGACGCAATAATACTGTCGTCGTTCTTATTCTCGGCAGCCTCTATTTTCCCTTCATTGTTAACCAGCGTCAAGCACTCGTTAAGTATGTAAGAATCATTGAGAGTCATATAGGAATTCTCCACCGCATCGACAAAAGCATTAATCATAATAGGACGAGTGACTTTGTCTGTTACCCATCCAGGCCTATCGTCCTTCTGCTGCCTCCCAGATATTGGGTCGACTGACTTAATGCGAAAGAATAAATTTGAATACCTGATATGTTCCTCTAATTGAAGGAGAACTGCATGGCCATGATTGTTTCTTTCAACCGCCAACATAGGGAATGGTCTCCCAGGCGCACGATAATGGATGCACATTTTATTAAGAAGTTCGGCAAATTCGTAGGGTTTAACATCAGCGCAGACAGTGGCCACGACTTCCCGAGATCTAGCGTCCAACATAACCCCATAGGATTTATCTCCACCGACTCCCTCGGCACAGTCACCACCGCAGACATAAGTGCGAGTTTTGTCGGGTCGCTTGAATATCTTGATACCGCCATCCAATGTCTCTAAATGCTTTGGTGCATTGTTGAGCAGTTTCCTGATATGAAATAGATTAAATACTGCGTTACCCGATGTTAGAAAGCACGATTGTTCGTCCTCGGGGTATTCCTGAATGAAATGACGCTCACCATTAGTGCCGCCACCCTTTTGTGCTATTTTCCAACGTCTAAAAGCTATCTGTTCGTCCGAGATTTTAATCTTGAAGTGTAAAGCTGCCTTTACAATCAAGTCGTCTTCTTCTTCCGAGTAATCCGTAATCTTTTTAGTGGGTAAGGCGTATTCAGGGAACACAAACCAAGGAAAGAAGAACTTTTTCTCCGCACGATCCCTAGCAAACCATAGGTCATAGAAGTGATTTAACCCGAACGCCGTTGATTCGTAAGTGATTCGGCCTGTTCGCATGGGTACCGCATCAAGTGTCGCTTTGACCTTTTCATCATCCTTCATCAATCCGAACTCAGAGATATGTAAGTTTTGTATAGTATCACCACGAGATTCTAAGTCGCAATAGATCCGAGAATTAATAGAAGGAAAATAGAGCTCATGCTTCGCACCGCCGCCACGTTCCAATTTGGGCTTAATCTCGTCGTCCATATATTTATAGGCTCTTAAAACGATACGGAACAACTTAGTGATAGAATCCTGCTCGTGCGCCAAGATGACCGATGTTTGATTCTTATTGAATAGAGTTCGATCTAACATCTGGATAATGCAAGCGGTCGAGAATCCAATTTGTCGAGCTTTTAGGATGGCTTTTAATAAAGAAGGATCCTGCAGAACTAACCATTGGTGCTCATTGGGTACGAATTTAACGAGTTTTCCGTCTTTATTTACTATTTTATAGAGGTTTTTAATACGATAAGTGGGGTCTAGGAGCTTTACGTCAGTCTTCTTGGTCGCCATGATAGCCCAATCTCGGCGTCACATCTCGCTCGAGTTCATCTTGCAGCCTCATTAGCTCATCGTGGAGATTTCCGTTCTTCACGTTTACATCTCGCGTCTCTCTAGGTTTACCCAATAATCGGTTGTAGATGAATTCGAGACGCTTCTCATCACCGCTTCTGATAGCCTCGATAACAACCCGCGCCACCATAACATCACCAGCAGGGTTATTTTTATCAATACTATACGCCTCTAGCTCTCGAACTGGCCAAGATAGCAACTTATTGACCAACTTTTCAACTTCTCGTTGATTCAATAGCTTCACACCCCTTAGATCAGGGTCGAGCTTCTGGCCACCTTTTGATAACTTATTACCTTTTTGAAACAAACTGTCCCTACTTTGTACGTTTCATACTACAAATTATGAATTCCCTTTAGGCTTTCGTAGTACTTTCTAGTATGCGCTATCCCTGTCTCAATGTCATATGATGCCTTGAACTTAAGGAATAATTGAGACTTGAATGGTGCGCCGATTGAATGTTTGATGTCCATTGGACGCTCTGCGATATGCTTAATGTCTTTTTTTGAATCGCTACATATTTTACTCAGATAATTGAGTGTGGTGCCATTTCCTGAACAAACATTATAGACATCGTTCGTTTTGTCCGTGGTTAGAGCTAATTCGATGGCTTCGCAAACATCGTCCACATATGTGAAATCTCGGACTGTTTCACCATCTCCGTGAATAGTGATAGATTTCTCGGTCAAAAATCGTGGAACCACCGCGGAATATGGACTGTCGGGTAATTGACCTGCGCCGTAAACATTAAAGAACCTTAATCCGACATATTGTAATTGAATACCTTTGCACCAGACTTCTGCGAACTGCTCGTTCATTCTTTTAGATAACGCATACGGACTTAATGGATTACCGATTGTTTCTTCTGATCTGATTTTGGCATCACTGTCTCCATAAACCGATGATGATGAAGCAAATACCACTCGTTTCACATTTAGCATTGTAGCGACCATCATCACATTAGAGAATCCGACACAATTGACCTCTAGGACTTCGGAAGGATTAGCGAACGATCTAGGAACCGAACCCAATGCAGCCAAATGGATAATAACATCAGGAGCGAACATAGCGGCAGCAGATTGGAGCGTGGTCATATCCCTAATGTCGCCGTGAAAGAATGTGAAGTTATCCCAATTCTGACCACTTTTCGCTTTGATTCGATCAGTCGGGTCTATTGATGGGTTCACTAAAGAGTCATAGGACATTACCTCATGACCTTCGTTTAAAAGATGCGAGCAAAGATTGGAACCAATAAAGCCAACGCCGCCTGTGATTAAAATTTTCATAAATCATAGTCCATTGGTTTAGCTTTTATTTCAGTAATAAGAAATTTACATGAATTAATAAGCTTTACTAGGCTATGAATTATGTATTTATCTTGGTAGTCCTCGATTAAGGCGTTCTTAACTTCATTAAACGCAGCACTTACTTCTTCATTGAACCAATCTTTATGTTCTTTCATCACATACCCAACTTCTTTTTACCATAAGGAGTCACGATCTTAAATTCTTTTCCACCGACAAACTGCAATTGAACCGCAGAATTGCCACCATTTCGACGCACATAGTAAACCTCTAGGACTTTACCATCAATTTCAATCGTGGCCTTTTCTCCTGGGGTCATAGTGGTATAAAGTCCACCCAATCCCTTTAAATGCTCTGGTCGCTGTCCCATTAAAACTCCTCGTTTGTTGTTCGATAGGTTTCGTTTAAACTTTTAATTCGTTCGATGAATGATGCTTCGTGATTCATATCAATAGTGTCCAACAAATTAATAAATGAATCGATATTCTCAGGAAAACATCTGCCCCCATACCCTTTTTGACCATCAAGTGCTATTTTTGTATGTTGCGACTCGATGAAACCAGTAATCATGCACCCTTTTAATACTTTTTCATAATCAATCTCAAAGATTTCACACATTTGGTTGATAATATTAAAGTAAGTCACTTTCATAGCGCCAAAGCAATTGTGAGCATACTTCGAGAGCTCGGCCTCGGTGTTTTTCATCATTATAATTTGTTTATTTGGGAAGACTCTCTCTAGCAATTGAGGATCACATTCACCAGAAAGAATCGGGTACTTTGTCATATCAGAATACGCTTTGCGTTCTGTTAGAAACTCAGGCATTGAAATTGTTTTGAAATGATCGTTTGTTCCAGGTAGAACAGTGGATCTAATGAAGACATTTTGAGTATATTTTTTAGCTAATTCGACCGACTCAGCGAGAAGAGTAGTATCTTGACCACCAGCTTTCGGAGGAACTGGCACTGATATGAAGATTGCTTCACAATCGGTCAAGAAATCAAGATGACCTTTAGGTGGATCATACAAACGCACTTCATGAGTGGTGTTTTCCACAAACCATTTATTTAGAGTCCCACCGACGACGCCGTTTCCAATGATTCCAACAACCATTTTAGACCTCCACTGTCTCAATTAAAACACAAAGATTAACTAAATCAACACTATTGTGCGTATTCGGCTAGGTAATTGATCTCTTTTAGTTTTGATAGGAGCTTGTCTATGTCGGAGCTTTTCATATCTCCGTTTAGAAATTCGTAAATAACTAGACCTTGATCCCAGTCGGCGTGGACATTTTTGATCTTGCCGTATTCGGACTCCATGCTGCCGATGTAAATTTCATCCTTAATTATAAGGTTAATTAAAGTCACATCTTCGACTGTTTTAGCACCCCTTGGTAACATATCAACCTCCATATTAAAGAACACTATCCAATGCTTCTAGTTCTTCTTCTTGATTTCTCTGATTATCATAATGGTCATATAGAACACAGAAAGCGGTGCTAGCACATACCAGTAGACAGTAGATACAGAAAACAAAAAGAATTGCAGTTGCTCTAGCATAATTACCCCTCATTTATTTTAACATACCGCTTCGTTTTAATGCAGTCAGAAGGTTAGTCCGTCCAGTCCACCAATGACCGCAAGTTTTACAAGAATACTGCTGATACGATCCGACCTTGGTTTTGAAAGTCTTTTGACCCTCTTTTACAACGACAAACGACCCACATTGGCAGCGGTTTTCATTATTCGGATTGTAGACGTTAAAGTTTATCGCATTGTCCCAAGGGATTAGTTTTTTATAAGCTTCTTCGAGGACTAAAACATCGTACTTATTGTAATGTTTCATCTCTTTCCAAGCCGCAGGGTTTCTATTAAGGCACTCAGTCCATAATTCCTCGCCAGCGAACTTCTCATGTTTAACTTTTTGGTATTTTAGATTTAGGATTTTGGCAACGTGCTCCAATTTACTCGAATCAAAGCCGAAATGCTTTTTAATTATGACCCAGGTGTCGACAATTGCATTTGGTCGGGTCGGCTTTAGGCCATTGACCAGAAATCGATAATTGCTTTTTTTCTTATCGAATCGGTGAATATTATGCCCAACAATGATGTCGGCCTCGTTAATTTTATCCTGCAATCCTTTACATATCTTGCTATCATCTCGGAGATTTTTTTGATTTTTTACATCTTGGTAGTAAATTTTGGCTTTCCCTGCCCACTTCGCAGCCCAAGAAGCCATCGATGTATGCTGCTTAATCATTTTAAGACTGGTCACTGGGTCAAACATTCTCCAATGATAGCACTCCATCGGGAAAGTTTCGATGTCGAGAAACAGAATCTTAATTTTGTTTTTTTGCATGATATAAGTCTGTGCAATTTTTATAGATCTGTCAAAACATGAAATTGAAATGGTCGAGTCCTGTAATTAATTATTAATTTTTATAAAAACTCTTGCATAATTAATTTATGAATGGTGCCGAAGGTAGGACTTGAACCTACAAAACCCTGATTTTAAGTCAGGTAAGTCTACCAATTTCATCACAACGGCATATCGAATTTAAAGGGGTTTTGCGATAGGTTGCTGAACTTGTATCGAATATTGATGTAATTTTCGATACATCGTCGCTCGGCCTATCTTTAAAGCCTTAGCAGCCTCAGTTTTATTACCTTTGAAGAACTCCAAATAGTAAGTGATGGCTTTCTTCTCAATGTCCGCCAAAGTATCAGTACAATCTAGTTGAATCATTTTAAACCGCCTCTCCGCTAAATATTGCCTTTAATGCGTAAGAACTGTCAAGTTGCACGTGAAAGTGAAAACCATGCCCTGAGTCATGATAGACAACAATTGCTCGTTTGCCGTTGGCCAGTAACGCCCCAATGTGCCCATATTTTTTATTTAGATATTCAATCATGGCGTCGATTTGTTCTCCCGACCAGTCGATCACACGAAAGTCGAAAGCCCTGCACTCATGATGGGTCTTTGAAACCCTTTTTAATGCCTTATCTTCTTCTGCAGTCGTCGCAGTTTCCGTGAATACTGGGTGCTCTACCCCTATGATTATGGCGTAATTAAACGCATCCAGAGCCACTTCTTGGAGCTTAGGGTGCATCTTCACAAACCCATCAAAGTTCGCTTGTGTTTTAAAATGTTTTCTATCTATCATTTCTTCCCTCTCATTTTCGCTAGGCATTTTTTGCAGGTTATATTTTTCTTTTCAGCAGCAACAGCGAGCCAAGTTTTTGATATAGCTCCACATGGGGTTCTAAAATTATGAACCTTACTCATTCTGCACCTTCCTTGATCTTTGCGAGGGCTTCTCGGGCTAACTTGCCAGCTTTGAACCCTAAGTAAATTCCAGTGTATTCATGATCTCCAGCAGTAAACGCACAACACTTTTGAGCTGTCTCGGTTGTCCAGTTATCTCTATCCGCATAAAACTTCAGCGCTTCAACCGCCACTGTCAAGTCAGCTTTACACTTCGCTAGTTCCACGCTTAGCTTGCGGTTTATTTCTCTTTGTCCCTCTACGCCGATCTTGATAACTTGATCGAGTTCCGCTTGAAGCTTATCCGCCCTATCGGCCTTCTCAGCCATTCCATCATAAGTCCTTAGTCCTCGGTCGTTAGCTATCCAGAGTTTTGCTTTAATCTGCGCAATCTCATCATCTTTCTCAAGGCAAAGCCTTTGTAGTTCTTCGTTCCATGAGGTCAGCCTCTCTATCGTCTCGGCTTGGGTGTTTATGGTTTCCAGTGTTGTCTCTCGATCAATATAAAGCTTTGCGCCATTTGCAAGATCGTGGTCGGTTCCATTAATTATCAGTTGAGGGTTTTCACCATCTGGAAAGCCTATAACCAGACAATTTGTTTTTGCTAAAGCCTTTTGCTTCTCGGGTGGTGGAATGGTCATAAATACCTCGAACACAGCGTAAATACTGCGACGATAAAAAAGAATATCAAAATCCAGCCGCCGCCCGAGCCTCGCTCATTTCTATAATCTCTACTCGATCTACTCATATCATTTCGCTTTCTGTTTAAGTTTGTTTAGGCACTTGAGACAGGTGACTTTAATCCATGTCTCAAAGGCGTACTTCAACAACACAGGCTTTTCGCCGCAGATAGGTGCCACTCGCTCGTCTTGGTATGGGTGATATGGTTTATGTATCGGAGCCATTGGAGCCCTTCGCTTTGTCGGGGGTTAGGGCTTGGCGTGAAATCATCAACTCCCTCAATTTCTTAGCTAAGTGATATTTCATATTCGCATCAACGCCTAAAGCTCTATGCAAATAGTTTTGATAATCAGCTTCGTCATTCTGTCTCTGATTCATCCAAAAACCTTTCCATTCTTCAATTACATGAACGAAAGCTTGTTCTAGCTCAATACCAGCTACTCCAAGCAAATCAGCCTTCTCAAGCTTAGCGGTCAGCAGGGTATTTTCATCTTGAAGTTTTTCATTCTCAGTCTGTATTGACTGACATAAGCCAGCCACAAACTTAGCGTCTTTATCTTCGCCGTTCGGGTTGTAGATTACTAAATTGCCTAGTTTGCAAGAGTTTACTTCAGATAAAAGCTTCTCAAGTTCCTTTATTCTCAAATCCTTATCCGCTTCACATTGTTTGTAGCCCTTAAGCCAATGACCAGCTACTCCCTTAATAAGAAGACGCCTGATTTCGGAGCTTTCTCCTGCTGAGATTGGAACTTCAGAGTTTGCATACTCCTCAGCCATTTCCTGTGCTGTTTTAGTCATTTTAAAGCTCTCCTAAATATTCACAATTTTTAAGATTAGTTTCATCTAAAGGCCAACCAGGAGTCATTTCAGCAACAACAGGAACCTTAAGCCTAAACAAAGGATGCTGTTTAATAATTCCCTCATCAAGTACCCACTTTAAACCAGTCATATCTAAAACTTTTAATTTACCTGTTCTCTTTGAAATATAAACTCCGTCTTTTAATCCACTCATTACTCTTCTCCTTGGGTTAATTGCTTTAGGGTTGCTCTGGCGAGCTTGCCTCCGAAAGTGTAGTGTCCTATGTAAGACTCGTCGTTGTGTTTGTCGTCCACAGCTATTTCTACATCTTCAATATCAATTACATCGAAAATATCTCCATCATTATCGCTGTTTCCATCTGGAGATTCATAAGCTCGATCATTCCAGTTTTTTCTATCAGCATAAAATCTAATAGCCTTCACAGCAAGATCGAGATGGGAGCGGAGGGTTTTATAGTCAGACTCAAGAACTACAACCAACTTGCCAGTGTCTTTTAAGAAAGATAAGTCTCTTGAATCAACCTCAATAGCATCATAATTAGTGTGCATCTGTTTTTGATATGGTTCTAATACAAATCTTCTAACATATTTGCTTTTCATCCGTTCACTCCATCCGTTCTTTGCCCGCTGGGGGGATTAAAAATTCTGCGTACTGATCTGCTATTGCCTGGGCTATACCTTGATAAGTCTCTGATCTTTTTTGCGCTCTATCTTTGCTTGGTGGCATTCTATGCACTCTTGCTTCTCGTCCATCAACAACATTTGTTGGCTTCAACGGCGGCAGTCCTGTAAGCCATAGACAGGTTGCTTTAGTCTCGCCGTGACCAAATTGCCAAGGTTGAATTATTTGATCTGGCTTTCTGTAAACTGTGCTCATTATGCCTATTGGGTTTTCTATTAACTTAATTTTTGCTGGGTAATTTACGAAAAACATAAAGAAATCAATCGACTTTTGTTGTCTGCCATCTAATCTTTTAGCTTCAAAATGCCTTGCTCCGCTTACGCAAAGATCAGTACAGGTTGGGAAAGCAAATAAAGCATCAAATTTGTGATTGCTCATTGTTTTATTAGTTAACAAATCAATTACATCACATTGAAAGTGCCTGTCTTTACGAAAAGACCTAGTTGGTTGCAAATCACAAGAGTATGCGTCAACACCTTTAGGTAATAAGGCATTTAAAAGTACTCCTGATTCTTCACAAGCTACCAAAACTCTCATCCTAATTCTCCTTCATGCTCGGGGGAGCGGTTAAAAAGTTTCATAAATACACTGCGCTCAAAATGAGAATAGTCAAATGAGCCGCTTGATCGAATCCAATCACCACGAAGAAATTGTGCACATCTTTTTTAGCCCACAATTGACTTGTGATCCGAGAGGTAACCCAATCAATCAACCAGTGCGCCGCAGCATTAACTAATGCAAACTTCCACCCGAAAATAAACCAAGGCAAAGAATAGACTATTATGTGGATAGAAAGCCATCTATTGCTTTTAGATTTATTTTGAGCCATTTGATCGGTCTGCAGGACAAAATCCGCTACCCAGTGAATCCAGACTATCATTAGGATTTTGAAGATTATTGCGGTCATTACATCTCCGCTTCTAGAGATGGTTGAACCGCCCAGCTTTGAACTTCGTATATTGAATTTTTTGTTTCAATCACATTACCTTCGTATTTAACAATGCCACTAGTCATGATAAATAAACCCTCTGGATGCTTGCCTAGTTTCGGGTGGTCAAATACGGTTCCAGTTAATTTGCCATTATGAACCGTTGCGTTTTTTATTTCAATCCTCGCTTTTTCCATTTTGATCCTTCTGCCAAGCTTCAACCGCTTCGGCTATTGTTTTGAATTCATTTTCTCTATAAGTGACTAGCTGGACTGTTTTGGCGTTTCGATCTTCTCTAGTGCGAGAAATATGGACGCCAGGATAATCCGTCAGTTCGCTTATTTGCATTGAGCCACCTTTTGCTAAAGTGGCGAACATAACTGCTTTTGCTGCGTAGCTCATATTGCTTCCTCGAAATCAACCGACTCAGAATAATAGCCATTTGATTCACCTCGCCAACGAATAGTAACCGAACCTTTAATTGTAGCCAGTTTATAAAATGTCCATGTTTCGCTATCAATATCACAATAATAGTCGCCTTTAGCATCAGCTTCGGCTTTTTCTTTATCTCGCTGCTCTTTGATATGAGATGGTGGCTCTGCGCTGGCTACTACCTCGGCTTGAAGTATTGGACTGCCAACTAGATCCTGTAAATCTCCAGCAATATCATCTATTAAAACAGATTCGCAGCAATCTTGAGAGTGAAGCATTAAATAAGCTTCGTTTTCAGATACAGTGAATTTTATTTTTTCTTTTTCAAATTGCTCTACAGAAGTAAATGTTTTTCCTATGATTTTTTCTAAATTCATTTTTCGCACTCCTTATATTTCTCGGAATCATTCATGGTGACGTCAGTGTGGGTCAGTTTACCATTTTTGTAATACAAAACCTTGATGATTGTCGGTTGCGGTTTAGATAGGATGGCTCCGAATACGAACCACCCTATGCTAAAAGCTCCGAACAAAGCCACAATGATTAAATCTAAGCGTCTAAACATGGTTCTTCCGCAGGTAAAGCAGCTAACTTTCCTTCGAGAGTGGCTATTTCTTTCTCGTAGCCAGCTATTGATTCGTCCCAGTATTTCGTCTCTTTATCGAGAAGTTCATCCTGGGCTTTTAACCTTTTGCATGATCTTATCGATAATTGTCTAGCTTCTATCATTTCCTTAATCATTTTTCGCATAATAACTCCTTTGTTAGTTAATTAAATCGTCATCCTCGTAAAAATCTTCATCTCGCTCTTGCCAATAATATCCTTTTCCACTGCATCTTTGACACTCAGATTCGGAACCGCCATTCAATCTATCAATTGTTCCGTATCCTTCACAATCAGGGCACTCCGTTTCGTCTTCTTGATTCCAAGGAGCTCGCTTATCGTTAGCAGCGCCATCTGGATAATTATCACTCACTTGACCTCCTGGTGATCTAAAAGTCGAGTCCGTTCGACACCATTTTCATCTGACTCAGTGATTTCAATTCTCCCCATAGCAGCGTCAGTCTTCATGCGCAGCCATGCTCGAAACTCTAAAGTATCGGTACATCTTTTAAATGCAATTTTCCTATTCTGAGATTGCTCCCTTTGGTCTTCGGACTCTCCCATAGCGCCACTCGGTTGATGAAAGCATTGGATAGCAGAAGAAGTTTTATTTTTCTTCTGGCCTCCAGCTCCAGATCCACGCTTTGCTTGAAAGTCAAAGTCCTTGGCGGTTAATCTAAATAGAAGCTCTTTTTTCTTATGAGACATATTTTCTCGCTATCTTTTCAGAAACCAACGCCATTGATATTCTAAAAAATGATCGGTGAGAAAGTCTCAGCGTCCCTGCTGAAAATTTCTTAATATCGGTTTTGTCTACTCCCGACATTTTAGATAATTCCTCATCTGTGAGGCCTAACTCATTAAAAAGAACGAGTGCCTTATTTTGTTTAATCGTGCTGCTTGCATCTCGTTTAAAAATTTCCATTTAATCCTCTCTGCGACATCTAACGCAGGTTTTCATATTTTTCAAGTCCATGCTTTTGAAGTTATTTCCACAGCATAGGCAGTCTCTAAATCCTATTTTAATGGGTGGCATATTCAAGCTTTTTCTTATGTTCTCGACCTGGATTTCTTCTTTGTCGGGATAATAATACGAGGCCAATTTTGGTCGGCCATGTTTTGATTTTGTATTCCACTCTCCGATTTGCTTGTTCATATGATTGAATTTAACTCATCGGCATTATTCGAACTCGGGGTAACGTCCTTGGCTTCCAAAACTTCTCGCACATCTTCATAGCACTCAACCCCTGCCAATGCCTCTGCAAAGTTCGCTTTGTATCCACGAACCCTTGCTTTCCACATAAGCATATCACGAGTATATTTGTTCCAAGGTGAATCTGGACTATCTTCTTTGCCCACCACTTGCCCATTTTTCCAGACATTCTTTTGCGCTGGATAGAGATCGGCTTTCCGAGCATCGTCCATAGTGAAAAAAGTTGAATTCCACTCCTTGGAATCCTTGCGCTTGATTTCAACCACCGCAGCCCATTCTTGACCGAAGTTTTTGTTCTCTAGCGTTACTTTTTTATAATCTTTATCAACCCAGTATTCTCGTTTCTCACCGAAATTAGGACTTTCTTCGGCTAATGAACTGAACCCGATACCAAACAATGTGATGTTTCCTTTGTAGTAAAACATATATTGCATGAGCGTATAGGGCTTTTTCAAAGCATGGCAAACTGTCAGTGCCGACATGATTGCTTCAACCCCTTCTTTAACAAGAGCCGCAGGAGCTAGCTTAATATGCATAGCCCATGCTGCCGCAGCCTTTAAATCCTCGTGGTGGTTAATAATAAATCGACCATCGGTACCCATTGGAACCAATAGCTGCGCTGGCTTCTTTTTTTCGATTTCTTTTGCTGCCTCTTGTGGGATCATTCCGTCTTCTATTATTTCTCTTGCTGATTTCATGCTTGCTCTCTTTCTTGGCTAAAATATAACTCAGAATCTGCGAACTCATCCAATTTACCGAAAGCCCAATGAGGCAACGCTATAGGATTAACGTGCCCATTGGTATAGCTCGGCCAGATTCCAGTCTCTTTGCACTCAATGAATTTATTTAGCATTTTGTTGTAAACATTATGACCTGCTGAAAGCATCCCATCGTCGGCAGAATAAACTTCGACGCAGTATGGCGCTTTGTCCTCGACCACAACCCAACAATAAAGTGGCTCAATGCCAGTGATATCTTTGATTGCATCGACGTAGCAAGCAGCTTGGACGAATAGTTTGTTATTCCAGATTTGTTTTGCAAATGCTTCGGGAGAGGCGTCAGTTGTTTTTTTCAAATCTATGATAACAGGGCGTCCATTTTTACCAAAAAATAAGCAATCTAACCGAAAAGTGATAATTGCTCCGCTTGGATGGGTAAAGTATCCAGCAACTTCATTTTGTCGGTTCGCTGGCAATCTTTTAAGCCACTCGTGTGATTCAACTTCTTTTATGATTCGCTCACACTTGGTATATTCATCCGATGAAATTACCAACTTGCCAGTAGAAGTCATTTTTTGAAAGTAAATGTCCCAGATTTTTGCTTCTGGATCGATGGCCAACGCCTGATTGATTAATTCTTCTTTTTTGCCTTTTGACGGAGCCACTCCGTTTAAAGTGATAAACTGCTGCAAATCTTCCTTGGTTTGCATGAATTTTTCTTTAGGCTCGAGAACCGCATACATCTCGTGGAATGATTCAGGCTCTAATACGGCCTTATGAATCATGGTTCCGTCATCCATAGCCTTTGTCGATTTGCCTTCTTTCAAGACATATTTTGAATAAAAATGCTTGGGGCTAACCATCATCTCTACCAATCCCGAAACACTCGAGACTTTTTTATCGATCCGTTCTAATTCTTCTAACCTTCTTAGTTCGCTCATTATCCATCCTCCTTGGTGGTTTGTTGTCTCATTAAAGCACATCTAATTTTAAAGTCATTCTTTATTTTCTGGGGTCGAGGGAATTTTTTTACCTAATAATTTGTCCATGATTTCTTTCATTTTTGGATCTTGCGCTGCTTTTGTTAATCCATCACCACGCTGCTCGTCGGTTTTAGCCATGCGAGCGAACATTTCATCTTTATCTCGATTTGAAATCATTTTGTTGGTGCTGACTGATTTTGTAGGTTTATATTCTAACCAATCCCTCCATGTGGTCATAAAAGATGAAAACTGCTTGATATATTGAATCTCGGTTTTTTCTGCCGCCACTTTGCCTGCATAAATTCTTATGGCTTGCTCCAGGGCTTGATAGTCTTTCTGCGACTTAATCTTTGAGCACTTTTTAAATCCTAAAGACTTACCTTCTTTTCTTGGATATAAATTATACAATCTTTCAAAATCAAAATTTAGTAACACTGTTGGATCTGGATCTAGAGGAGGAGGAAGAGTAGGAGTAAGATCAAGAGGGATCGAGTCGGCTAATTTCGGCTTCCGAGTCGAGCCTATAGGCTCCCGTTCGGCTTCTATACGGCTTGCGTTTGCCATGCCGCCTTTTTTTGCAGCCATCTGTTTTTGAACCAACCAAGCAAAACTTTCTTGCGCACCGCATAGCTCGACCACCATTTGGTCTATTACTTTGGCTAATTTCTTTTCAATGATCGCGTCTTCTATTTCATGTTCTGCCCATGCTTCGACAGGAATTAACCCCTTTGGATTATCTGGTGAAACATAAGTTTGAGCTAGCATCCAAGCTTCGACTAGCGCACCAATGGCTAGTTTACGAGTTCCGAGTTTAATGCATAAGTTTGTAAATCGTCCATCCTTGAATAGTGAATCTTCTATGTTGATTCGTGCCATGAATTCCCCATGTTGCGCCCCATCCTGGGGCATATTTATTTAACAAAATGCTAAATCATTATTTAGGTGATGCAATAAGAAAATGAAACTAAATGAAATTTATTTTTTTTGAGATGCGGAGTTATGGAGCACTGGGGTAGGAATCAAACCTCCATCTTCCCCCTGGACGGGAGACGCAACATCATTTTTGCTTCCAGTGCGCTTGCCTTTATACATTCTCACGGAATCAGGTATCTTGTCAAATTCTACGAACTTGAATTTCTTTTCCAGCTCTTTGTCGAAAAAGAATAGATATTTCATCTGAAAGCCCTCGATAGGCACCAGACCCTGCTTTTTTAATGATGATGAGAGATACTTCCCATCTTCCCTGAGGTGATTGTCCAATGACTTTTTAGCGATAACGCCCCCCCCTTTGTACTTTTTAGAGCCATGATTGAACACAATCTTGCCAGTAGGATCGTGAAGGAGAGAATTGTTTTTCTTGAATGAGTGGAGCTTGAAGCCCGAGGCACGATAGATCGTTCCGTCACCACATTGACAAGCATCAGCAAAAGAGACAATGACTTTTAAATGAGGGTAGGTCTTTTTTAAGAGACGTAGACAAATGCCTAAAGCTCGACTCTCGGAATTTTTCGGACATTGGTCTGAAAGTGCCATTCTATTAAGCTCTAAAGATTCATTAAACCCAATGCCAAGGTTTTGAGCCATTCGTCTTTTATCGATTGAAGCGCCAAACTGCAGAGCGCCCTGGAGAGTTCCGTTTAGGAAAACCCCGAAATGGATTTGAGAATTATTGGCAACCTTGCCTGAATAGTGGAGCCTTTTGACTATTTCTGATGCACTTTTTGAGTCTATTACTTTGATGACTATATCTTTAGCTTTGAACATATGCCCTTAAAGCCGCCACTAGTTGATTGGAATTTTTATTCTCATTCACTTCATCGGTGCAGTCTTCTTCGTCGCTTGCTCGCTTCATGGCTTCGTCTACTAGGGTGTTTTGCTCATCGGTTAGGACAAAAGTTCTCTGCCTATAAGTCGGATTTACCCCACTCATGTTTGGAAGATCCGCTTCTTTAGGCTCCGAGAATAATTCCTCAGTTGATTCCAAACCGAGCAATTCAAAGTCGCCCAGATCGATGGTTTTTAGATCCAATTTGATTTTATCAATGTCGAGTTTTGCCCACCGAGCTATTTCATTGTCTGCAGTCATGTCCTGATATTCGGCAGCTTCGGTTTCGTAATCCTGGTAATCAACGGCTGCTTTATCCCACCCCAATTTGGCTATAGATTGCAAAGTGCAGTGGCCTTTGATGATAAAGCCTGATCTTTTCGAGATCACAATAGAGCGCCGTTGGCCAGCAAAATCAATTATCTTGGCTAGCCTTTCAATCTGCTCTTTTGGGTGCTTATTATTGTTTTTTGGGTTTTGCAGCATGATTAGTTTATCAACTGGCACTAGTTCGGTATGGGCGCATTTTATATTCATTTTATCAACTCCACTATGGTCGATTAGGTCATAGAAAAATCACCCAGTCAACGGTCTTTATTCTTGTCTCTCATTATTTAGAACATTATTGTAGTCATATATCCGAGGAGGTTTAGATGAAAACCGAAACAAGAAAATTAGCCGATCAAATCCACCGATTAACTGGTGCTTCTTTGGTCTTAATCAACTTAGCTGGGCGACAATATGTTTCAATGGGTTTATGCAAAACTCAAATCGAAGCCCTTGAGCAAATTCTTTCTGATATAGAAAACATGAAAACATACGCTTTTTCATTAGCGGAACGCTCCGAGCATCTTAATAATTTGATACCAAAGGGTGCGAAATGACCCGATCAAACCGACTCAATCTTTTAAAATCCCACCCACATTTAAAGGGATTGTTCAAAAAACTGACAAAATCCGAGCTGGCCATAGTTGAAAAGTTCGTGGCCGATTCGGAATCATTAGATAATAACGCCTATGCTCTAAAATGCAATCGGTGGTATTTAGATCAACCAAAGCCCAAGCATTATTCAGATATGTGGGCAATCGTTAGCCAATTATAAAAACAAAGCCCTTTGAGGCAGAAAAGAGGATTTATGACAGCAACGCAACAACAACCGAGAGGCCGATATCATAAAGAGCAGCGTATGGCAATTTACGGGACTAAAGGAAACGGCCTCGTGCATGTTTCCCCTTGGTCGAAAGATGGCTGCAAAGTCAACGAAGCGAAAACCGCAGCCGAGGCTATTAAAGCTGCTGGCCTAGACTGGAAGGTAGAATCTAAACCAATTTTTACCGAGATCAATGATGGATCTTTTCAGCAAGTTCCTAAATCGCAGGCACTTGTTAGAAGCTCCGATGGTAAAATTCTTTCTTTGCAAAAAAGCTCATACCATCCACTTCAAAATGAACATGCTTTTAACTTCTTCAATCCGTTCGTAGACGCAGGGCTTGCTTCATTTGAGGCTGCTGGAGAATTAAAGGGCGGGAACGTAATTTGGGTTTTGGCTAATCTAAATAAAGCTCCGATTGATCTCGGTGGCGGCGACATCATCAATAAGCATCTTTTGCTTTCAAATGGCCACAACGGAAACATGGCGGTTCGAGTGGCGTTTAATCCTAATCGTTTCTGGTGCCAGAACCAGCTTTCTAGGGGTGCCGATACCGCAGACTCAATTATCCGCATTAAACATTCTCAATCGGTTAAGGAAAATTTGGACGAAATCCAGCGCACAGTCAATGCCATCGACGCAAAATTCGAGGCAACTGCAGAGCAATATCGAGCACTTACTAAGAAAAATATCAACAAAAAGGATCTTGAAAAATACATCAATATAGTTTTTGAATTGAACTCAACTGGCACCGAGCGTGATCAAATGCGAGCTAAAAAAATGCAGGAATCAATCACGAATCTGTTCGAAAATGGAGCTGGAGCGCACTTGAAAACTGCTGCTGGAACATGGTTTGGCGCTTACAACGCTGCAACCGAATTCCTGACCCACTTTTCTGGAAGCCAAAACGAACTGACTGGATCTTCGACTCGTCTATATAATAATTGGTTCGGCAGCGCACTCCGCACAAATGATTTTGCTTTAGAACTAGCTTTAGAGGCGGTTTAATATGGTGCAAAATATCGCATTAGGGACAGTCATCGTAAATACTCCACTCGTAAGGGTGGAGAAATCCAAGCAGGGGTGGTCAATGTTCATCAACTGCAAAGATGGTTCAGTTATCGAGCACGAGCCATTCCAGCCTAATTTGGAGGGCATGGTCGCCGCAATAAGCCTCTCTGCGGAGATATGCGCAGGCAAGTTCTATCTCTCAAAAGTTATCAGTACCCCGAAGGAAATGGCTACAATTGATTTTAAAACCAAAGGAGGTATAAAGTGATTAAAAAAGGTGACTATAGGATAGAGCCAAACATGATGCTGGAGCATACTTGGAACTTATGGCATTTAGATAGGCCTCTGGCTACTGGATTGGAAGAAATCGAAGCCCAATCTGTTCTCGCAGAAATCATCGAGCGAAAGCATCAAAAAATGACCGAAATCTCCCTGGATATCGAAACCCAAGAGGGAATTATTCAAACCAAGGAATTCGCACCCCGTAAAAAAGACGAGGCTAGAGCTAAAATAAAGGAGCTGCAAGATGCGTATGCTGCAATCAAGAAAGAGATCGGTAGCCAATGAAAAGTACAAAAAAGTATCCTTGTCAGTTCTGCGCAGCAGAATTCCCGACAAAGTCTTCTCGCAAAACCCACAATTCTAAGTGTGAAAAGAATGTTAATCGTGCCAGAAATCAAGAGGCGTCTGAGGCTGGACAGATTAAAGCATACTCAAAACCACAGCGTCAATATTCAATGAGCGCAGACGATTTCTCTGAAATGTTTGATGACCTTCCAGATGGAGCCTTTTTTGCTATTGCCGAAGAACATGGGCTTGAGATCGAGGACTTTATATGAAGACCTTATACTTCAAAAGTCACGGAATCAAAAATAAAAAAGGCCAAAGATCCACTCGGTTTTATAGGTATTACAGAACTTTAAAAGCCCGAACTTTTTATGACTCGTTTTGCGTCCATCCTAATAATGTTGAGTTTAGTAAAAGCTCGTCAGAGCTTAATTGGCTTGAAAAGGGTGCAAGCTGGAAGTTTCCAATAAAAAAAGAAGAGTATCAGCGTGCTTTTAAAGCTGCGTTGAAGCACTCAAAAAATTTAACTAAGAGGTTTGTATGAACTTAGGATTAATCATCAGAGAAACCAGATTAAAAGCAGGACTGACTCAACTCGAACTAGCCACTGCGCTTGGATACGATTCGATGCAATTCGTATCATTATTCGAGCGTGGATTGTCAAAAGTGCCAATGAAGACTCTGGGAGCTATGTTCGAGATTTTAAAATTCAAAGAAAAGGATCGACAAAAGATCATAGCCTTTTTGGTTAAATCGTATTCTACTAAGATCCAGATCCAAATTGCGGAAGGAGAAACTAATGGCAATAAATAATTTTTTACCCAAGGTGGATGATAGTTCGGAATCATTGGTTCAGGCTAAGGTAAAGACCACTCTAAAGAACAAAACCCATGCTATTTTAAAGTCTCGGGGTTTGACTTGGAATGACATGGTTGTTGCTTCAATGGTGGAGATTTGCGCCGAGGAAGATCGGAGATCAGGAAAGCAACCCGATCCTCGGCTTTCAGATAACCACTCCACAAAGCCGACAAGTGTTCGACGGAATCGGTCACGCAAGCAAAGCATCCAGCCTTAATCTTGCGCTCTAAAAATGCTATCTGGTGAGGAGATTGCAAAATGGATCTCCTTTTTTGTGGCGCTTTCAATTCAATCCAGACCGACAATTCTTTAAAATTTCCGATCACATCAGGCAAGCTTTCAGAAGCTTGCTTTCTTAAATAACGCCCTGCATACGGATTGTAAACTGCACTAGTATCAACCACCGACAAGTCAAAGCCGTTTCTCTTTGCCCAATATAAAATACTAGGCTCGACCAGTGTTTTTTCTTTACCACTCATTCTCATTCTGACATCATTTCAGTACGGACTTAAAAAGTAAATAATAAAAAGGAGTTTATTATGAGCGCAAAACAAATACAAAATTGCAAAGATAAAGTAGAGCAAGTCTTAAAAGTAAGCACAATCTCAAGAGAGAACGATTCAATTCTCTGGTGGAATTACGTAAAAGATGATTTAGAAAATTTAATGGGTTCCGAAGCAACGTGGAAGCTTAGAGAATATCTTTTAAATAAGAACAATCCAAAAGTCGATAATTTGGGTAGAATTAGAAGAAAGTTTCAAGAAGTGGGTTTGTATGAATCCGAGAATCAAAAAGCTAAAAGGCGAGAAGCTGATAAAGTTCAAGAAGTGCTTGGTTATGCTTAATCACATTAATAAAAGATCGAAGCGGACAGTAGACTTAGCATTACTAAAAACAGTAAGAGCGCAGCCCTGTTTGGTATGTAGAAATTATGGCGAGTCTGATCCCCACCACGTGAAATCGAAAGGCTCGGGAGGACACGATATCCCAACAAACGTAGTACCTCTTTGCAGAAAGCACCATACAGAAATTCACGCAATCGGGTTGAATCGGTTTTCTGAAAAATACGTAGAAATCTCGCTGTGGCTTTCAAGAAATGGATGGGCATACAATCCTAATATCAATAAATGGAAGAGTGGTCAATATGAAGAATAAACAAAATACGGACATTGGTGATTTCAAAATAACAAAACTCCCGACTGTAAATGAGAATATTTCTCTTAGCTCTATGGGAACTCGAAGAAGTTATCTCATTGAGAAATACAAAAGAGCTAGACAAAGGCGACATCGGTCATCTCAGGTCAGAATCGGTCGCCTGATTAAAAGCCTTGAAGAAGACTAAACTATAGATCGGACTGCACAATCTTTAGCTTCTAAAAGCTTTCTGAGGGCGGTCGAAGTCTCTGCGTTTTGAGGCAACACAGTATCTATCTTAGAGGCCAACTCAAAGAATGGCTTGCTGATAGTTTGAAGTCTGTCAGGCAAATGAGAATACGAAAAGTATTTCATTATTGGGTTTTGTTGTCTTTCGGTTGCGCCTGATTTCGATTGATCTGTCATGTTTTCTCCTTAGTTTAGTTGTGCATCAAAAGTGTAAATCATATCAACCGCTTCTCTAAAGTGCTGCGTCGACACCATCCTTAAATGACGAGAAATATCCCTGGCCTGTTTAAAATAATGCTCCTTTGATTTCTCATCGGTGGCTCTTAAGGCAATCTCTCGCATGATGTTAATTAATTGGCTTAGGCTGCTTGGATTCTCTGGTTTAACCTTCAACCCTAACTCTCCCCACTTAATAGCCTCCTGCCATTGTTCGGAGCGCATAGCCATATCAGTTGCCGCCACAATTAGGTCTACCGATGTCGGACACTGAGCCAATGCTGGTTCAATGCACTGTTTTTTCATCCACGCCCAACCCATTTTAAAGTTCTGAGCACGATTCATTTCAAACAGTGCGATATGTGCCTGAGGATAATCAGAATACATGGCTATTGCTTGTGCATATTTTTGGTCTTGATATAAAAGATACGCTTGTTTCATTCGGTTCATTTTATCTTTGATTGCATCGACGTTTTCTCTATGTATCTCGGTAGCCATGAGATCGTCATTTCTTTTGCAAAGATAAGTTGAGTCGTACATCATTATATCTTTTTTGACTATTTCGAGTCCTGCTCTAGCAAGAATTGACTCAAAAATATCACGAGTCCAACAATTGATATGATTAGGATCATAGTAATATTCCAAATCAAACCCAGACATACCGAAGTTATTAGCACTATCGAACCAAGTAGGAACGCTAATATAAACTCGTCCGTTTTCTGTAAGGGATAAAGCATACTTTCTCAATTCTTTGTCTGCGTCCAACTGATGTTCTGCTACCTTATAAGATATGATTAAATCATGCTTAACTGTATCGTCAAAATCATCGACTAAATCCAGGCCGAACTCATGCTTGCAGACCCTTTTGTAAGAGGTCGCCCACTCGGTGCCAGCCAGGACTGAATTCGGATAGAGATCCTTAAGCCACCCAAGAACCATGCCAAACGCAGCGCCGACTTCAAATATTTTAGGCCTCAGAACTAGGTTTAGTGTCCACTCTTCAAATAAACTAGATAAAAATGAATTATGAAAAGCAATTTTCCTTTGCCCTGTGAAATAATTGGCAGAAGTCGGAGGCTTGCGGTAATCCGCACGATAATGGGCTTTAATCTTCTCATAAGACTGCCATTTTGAAGGGTAGGAAACAAATCCACACTCAGTGCAGATATGCATCCCTTGTGGTTTAAGTCTAAATTGATCCACATTCTCCCATGAATTTGACCCGCAATTAATACAGGTCATTTTGTGCTCGCTCATTAAGCCACCTTTTTAAATAATTTATTAATGTACCATTGAATAGCATACCAAAGCCGAACAAAGAAGTTCATCATATGTGCGTATTGTTTAGTCAACGCATGAGAGAATTTCTTTTGTATTGTCATTTGATCACGGCGCATTTGTTCTTCGTATCGACGTTTAGCCGTATAATTGAACCAGTAGTTTTTTGCTGCAATTGATTTTTTCATCGGATAGCCTCTCTAACTTTGTTAATTTTATAGCTTAATTCACTCAACTCAAAAGGTGTAATGGCTTGATCTGCATCACTTATAGACAATGATGGCTCCAAATGGCACTCCACAAGGCAACCACCAGAACCAGCGGCCACCCCTGCCAATGTCATAGGAGCGACTAAATCTCTGCGCCCAGTGCCATGACTAGCATCTACAATTA